GGGTGATAATGTTCGGTTTGCAGTATTGACAGAAAACTTATCAAGCAATTTTGGTAGTGTAAATTATTACTGTGATGAAGTTAATAAAGCCGAGGAAGATGTTTGGTTAGTTTATCCTTGGGAAAATGTAGGAGAATACTAATGCCAACAGATTATGATAAAGTATGTACAGTAACTTGTACAGATAACGACAAAGTTGCAGAAGCCGAAGTAGATAGATTTGAAGAAAAACAGTTTTTAGATATTTTTTTAGCGCAAAATAAAATACATATGCAGTACAATGGTAGAGTATATGTAGGTAACAAGATGGGTTTTGAATTTACAACACCAGGTCCTAGAATATTTCAAATAAACAAAGGTAGAGGATTTTAATGACAATAAAAGTAATTTACGAAGAAAAAGATTGGGAGAACGTAGCAATTTGCATTAGATCAGAGCAAATTTCTGCTCCTGAAGTTGTTGCTATCTTTAACGATAATCCAGAATTTAAAGAATGGTATACTAAGGAGTATATTAATAATGCTGACTAAAGATGAAGCACACACAATTATTAGCGATATAAACGAAGAAGCACATTCAATGGCTTGGGATAGTTGGTCAGAAGCAGACGAGGTTGGCGACAGCGACGATGAAGAAGATTGGGGCCGTGCAGAAGAATTAAGAGAAGATGCATCATACGAACAAGCAGGATATTTCCGTTCAGAATTCAATGCACTTCCAGAAGACCAACAAGAAATTATATGGCACTATGCTCAAACAGATGAAGACTTTGAAGAAGATTTTAAAACATGGTATGGTCAAGAAGAATATGACGAATACATTTCAGGATTAGAAGAATGACAGATACTTTGGAAATTGCACAAAAAGAAGGTAGAGCACCGTGGACAGAAGTTGAAATAGACACACGTGATTTTGTTGTGTATAATGATATCTATCCTGTTACTGAAGGGCATACACTTGTAGTGCCAAAAAAGAATACAGAAGAAAACATTTTAAAGTGTTTTAATTTTGCTCTTACTATGGGCAACGATAATATTAAGAGTGATAATAATAATATTACAGGTTACAATGTGGGTATTAATATGGGCAAGAGTGCGGGACAAACTTGCTTTTATCCACATGTTCATTTAATTTTCCGTCGAGATGGCGACATGGAAAATCCTAAAGGCGGCGTTCGAGGCGTGATTCCATCAAAACAAAACTATAAGGAAAGGGTATGACATTGAAGCAAACTTTGGTTAATGCAGCAAGGAAGCATGCAGAAGCAGAGATCGATTTGCACAAAGCCAATATTGAAGTATATATGCAACAGGTTGTTGGTATTGGTGAGCATAGTGATATTATCGAAACTATTCAAAAAGAGTTAGATAAAATGGCTGCTGCAACAGATCGAGTTGAGATGCTGGACAAGCATTTTGGCGAATAAGACCTATAAAATTAAATTAGAGGAAGACCCGGAAAATAAAGATCTGGTTCTTCCTATTCCCACTGAATTGCTAAACCAAATGGGCTGGGATATTGGAGACGATTTGATTTGGACAGACAACTTTGATGGCACATTTTCACTTGCTAAAGAGGTTGACAAACCTGGTGAAAAGAAGGTATAATAACACTATGAATGATAAAATACAGACACTTGCACAACATGACTTCAGTAAAACAATAGAAAAGAAGTTTTACTATTCTGAGATATTTTATAGCATTCAAGGTGAAGGACATTATACAGGTGTTCCGACTGCTTGGATTAGATTCTTTCTGTGCAATTTGCAATGTAATGGGTTTGGACAAATTGATCCAACAAATCCAGATACATATGAATTGCCATTTCAAGACTTCGATGTAAGTTCTGTAAAACGTGTTGAGGATTTGCCTGTATGGGAAAAAGGGTGTGATAGTAGTTACACTTGGGCAAAGAAGTTTAAAGACTTGATGGGTCAAGAAACTCCTACTGCTATGGCAAATAAGATTATCGACTGTATTAAGAATGATAGTAATCCAGAAGGTAAGTTTTTACATCCTGTAAGTAAACAACATCAACACTTGTGTTTTACAGGTGGTGAACCTTTGATGGTTACAGGACAACAGGCTGTGGTTGGTATATACAACGAATTAAAAAGACAAGGCAATTTGCCTGGTAGCATGACATTTGAAACTAATGGTACACAAAAACTTAGAGAACCATTCTTAGAATGGGCTAAGAGTATTGACACAGAGATATTTTTCAGTTGTAGTCCTAAACTGTTTACTGTATCAGGTGAGAAACCTGAAAAGGCAATTAAGCCTGAGATAGTTGCTGAATATTTACAGGCATCTACAAAAGGACAACTTAAATTTGTTGTTGGTCCGAAAGAACGTGAATGGAATGAAATGGAAGAAGCAGTTGAAAAATTTAGAAGTGTTGGTGTTGATTGGCCAGTATGGATTATGCCAACAGGAGCAAGAGAAGAAGAACAAACAGCAGGTGCAGGTGCAGTTGCACAAAAAGCATTTCAAAGAGGATATAATGTGGCCGCAAGGGTACACGTATACTTGTTTGGAAATGCAATAGGAACCTAGGAGAATATATGGACTTTATAAAAAAAATGTTCAGTAAGAAACAGCCTGAAACTAAAACGTCGAAGCCTGAGATTAGCGATAAAGAAAAGGCAACGATGAAAAAGGAACCATGGGTTGGCGTACTGAATACACATGTGAATAAAGAAAATGTCCGAAATGGCTTTTTTGAGCTTGACTGGAATGACTATTTCATAGTACAATTAAAGCAACAAGGATATGGAGTTGACGGCGATAAGGATGAAGATATTGTTGATCGTTGGTTTCGTGAATTGTGTGCAAACGTTGTAGTCGATGGTGACTACGGAGGACCACTAGACACTGGTAGCATAGAACCAGAAGTAATTGAAAAGGCAAAATGAGTAAAATGACGCACATTATAGTTGATACAGCAAACACGTTCTTTCGTGCAAGGCATGTAATAAATGGCGATGCAGATATTAAGTTAGGTATGGCTTTTCATATCACACTTAACAGCATCAAGAAAGCATGGCAAGACTTTGACGGCACACATGTTGTGTTCTGTTTAGAAGGACGTAGTTGGCGTAAAGACTACTATGAGCCTTATAAACGTAACAGACAAGTTGCACGTGATGCACTTACTGAAAAAGAACAAGAAGAAGATACAGTGTTTTGGGAAGCGTTTGATACATTTAAGAACTTTGTAAATGAAAAAACTAACTGTACTGTTTTGCAACATTCTGAACTAGAAGCAGATGATCTTATTGCAGGTTGGGTACAAGAACATCCAGATGCAGATCATGTTATTGTTAGTACAGATACAGACTTTCAACAATTGATTGCTCCTAATTGTAGATTGTATAATGGTGTACAAGAAGTTACAACAACTACTGAAGGCTTCTTTGATAAGAAAGGTGAACTTGTAATCGATAAGAAAACTAAGCAACCTAAAGAAGTTAATCCAGAATGGATGCTATTTGAAAAATGCATGCGTGGTGATACAAGTGATAACGTGTTCTCTGCATACCCAGGTGTACGTAAAAAAGGTACTAAGAATAAAGTAGGTTTACAAGAAGCATTTGCAGATAGACAAACTAAAGGATTCAATTGGAACAACTTGATGTTGCAACGTTGGGTTGATCATAACGGTGAAGAACATCGTGTACTAGAAGATTACGAACGTAATAAAACAATAATTGATCTTACTGCACAACCAGTAGAGATTAAAGAAAAGATTCAAGATACAATTAAAACAGCAATTGATGCAGATAAAAATATCAGTCAGGTTGGTGTAAGACTAATGAAGTTTTGTCATTTGTATGACTTGAAGAAAATTTCAGATCAGGCGCAGGCATATGCTGAGCCGTTAAATGCGAGGTATACAATATGACATTTTTAAAGGCTAAACCTGTACTAGAAGATAAATTTTGGATCGTTGAAGATGAAGGACAACGAGTAGCAACTTTGAGAAAAGATGAGTTTTCACAATTTGTATTTCAAAATAAAGATGGTGTAAAAATATATAATAACAAAAAAAGTGTAACACGTGAATTTGGTGATGACTTTTTTGTTGCTAAGATCGTAAAAGAAGCAGATAATTCAAATCCTAAAGAAGTACATGGCTTTTCAACAAGTACTATTCCACACAATGCTATGTATGATATAAGACAAAAACTTCCTTTGTTTACAAAGAGCAAAGATTCAAAGAGTCTATATTGTGCAGGATACTATGTAATTAAATTTGAAAAAGGATGGGTAAAAAGTTTTTGTCCTAAGTTAATTACACTACAAAGATATGGATACAAAGGTCCTTTCAAAACTGATTTAGAAATGAAGCAGGTACTGTCAAGTGTCAACAAGTAATATTCCTACTAATTTAGCATCAGTACAAAAACTGCTGCAAAGAATATCATCTGCTGAAAAGACACAACAAAGGGAAATCCGTATTACAATAGAAGAAGCAAGAACTCTTGTAACAGAACTTGCACTTATAACAACTAATTTAGGGTCTACAGTGGCTGAAATACACACTTTGCTTAAAGAAATAAACAAATCTTCTAACGAAGTTGATGTTAAGTTTGATGGAGGATCCTTCTAAAAAGGATAAATATATACGTAGTTAACTAGGAATTACGTATATGAGTAGACCAAAACCAAAAATTATTCTCGAACATACTAATCGAGAAACTTATAAAGTAGAACAGATTCTTGAGAGCGAAGCCATATGGGCAGTTTTTTACAAAGGCAAACCTTTTAATTTAAAAAGCGGTAGTGCTGTATCAAGTTATCCTGGACCTAAATATAAGAAGGTTTCATTTTCTAATCCTGGGCATGCTAGAAACTTAGCCAAGAAACTTAACAAACTATTCGACACTGCTGATTTTACTGTTTACAAATTGAACTCAGGGGAAAAAGAATAGTGAATGGACGTTAAAGACAATTATACAAACATCTTTTTAAAAGCCGCAGATTTTGACATTACTGAAGAAACAGTAAAAAGCAAAAGAATGGAATGGTGGTGGAACGTAAGAACTAAAGATGATGGTGGACTAAGACTAACTGACCCGGCTATGGATTTCATTGAGAATGTAGCCAAAATAAAGATATATAAAATAGATTTTCCAAAAGACTTTTCTATTACTCCACAGATACTTTTATGGCTTGACAAATTCATAGATTCGCCTTATTATATAACTAAACGATCAATAACAGTATTAAAGGAGAAGGCTGCGTTTGAACTATATCTTTTCAGCGGAGATATCCAAAAATTAGGATATAACAAAGCATTGGCTAAAAGATTAAGCCAAGAATCATCAGAGTTATAGTAGCAGTTAATAAATAATTTTATGTTAGAACTGAATCCGTTAGATGTTTTGAACATTAGGCAGTTGGATACAATGCCTCCGCATTTCTGTAAAACCAAAATTTCAAGTGCGGACAGAACGTATAGAGACGTTACTAATTGGATTAGATCTAAACTGGCAGGAAGATATTGTGTAGTCACATATCCTGCTGTGGGAAATAACGATAAATTTCAAACTTCAACATTTGTTGGGTTTGAAGAACAAAAAGAGTTAACATTTTTTATGTTGGCTTGTCCATACTTAAGGAGAAACTAGAATGGCTGAAGAAGTAAAAAACAATGATACTCCTGCACAAGCAGAAGTAAAAACGGAAACGACTGCTGCACCTGCCAGCGGTCCTGTACCAACACCTGGTGTTGAACAAGCACCAGCAGCACCTGATCTTAATATTAGTGATCTAAATGCAGTAAAAAGCATTATAGATATTGCTACAACAAGAGGTGCATTTAAGGCTAATGAACTTGAAGCAGTTGGTAAAACTTATAATAAGTTGACAATGTTCTTAGAGCATGTATCTAAGCAACAAAGTGAACAACAAGCACAAGGGAAATAATTATGGCTAAAGAAATTAAACACGTAGGTAAACTTGCAAATACCGGCGACAAAGTTGCTGTAGTATTTAGAACAGTTCCTGGAGAATCAGACAACTGCTTAGTGTTACAAACTGCAACACTTAGAGACGATGTACATGATTCATTAATAGCAATGATCGATTCTGATCAAGCACAACAAACAAATGAACTAGGAGAACTTATGTTCTCAAGAACATTTCCAGACGGCAGACAAATGTTGCAAGCAATGCAAAGCGAAGGTCGTTTAAGAAAAGTTCCAACTAGTAATGTAATTATGACACCTACACCAACAAGTGAAATTGCACTTTCTCAATTGAATACATTGATTGCAGAGCAAAAAGGAATGGCTGTAGATGAGTTGTATACACTAGTAAGTGGTGCTCCAACAAAAGATCAAGAAGCAGCACAAACTACAGTTTCAGATACTCAACCTAGTCAAGAGCCAGTAGCGGCTCCTGCAACAGATGGAGTATTATCTGATACAGATCTTGCAAAGTCTTATCGTAGTCAGGCTGATGCTATGTATAAAGAAGCAGCAAGATTACGTAGAGAAGCAGATGAGTTAGATCCGCCTAAGAAGAAAACTTCTTCTAAAGCAAAAGCAGAAGCATAAATCAGTGCATAGGCATTACTTCAAGCCGCCTAAACATCTAGTAGACGAGTGGCCGGAGGTGTTCAAAGACTTATACATGGACACCATGCCGGTTGCTTATGTTGATAAGATGATCATTGAATTCACAGATGGACGTATCTGGGAAATTGATGTTAAAAAACAATTAGAAAAAGACAACCCAGATGGTGTTGCCAAAAAATTATTAAACTCTTTAACAGAGTACAAAGACACAATAAAAAATTTAGATTTTAAAATAGATGTCGGATTATTAAAAGCCGATATAGCAAAGAAAACTAAAAAGATTCTCTAAGTTTCCGTACAGCAAAATCTTTCACTTTACTTACAATACGTTTCACTACATATTTTTGAACACCAGGACCTTCATGCTTTCCATCTCTTGCCTTTGGATAATCTTGATTTATAATTACTTTAGTAATATCAAAATGCTCTTCATCTAAAAAATCATCATCATACGTCCAATTGACAACAGGAACATCATAATTACGCCATAAAGAATTAACTGCTGTATACCAAATATAGTTGTTTACTTCTAACTCTCCAGTTTCAGTAATATATCTTTCAAAATACCATCTGCTATCTTTTTTCTCATAATGTGTATGATCGAATGTATTCATTACGTTACGATCCATTAAGCATATTCCATCTCCTACTGTGTCTTTATATGCAAAACTTTTACGAGTTGATTGAGGCCACTGCACTACAACACATTTAGGTTTAGGATAATTTAATTTAGTATATTGTAAGGTATTTAAGTGGATTATGTCAGGTCCAGTTCCGCCTACGGCAAGATTAAGTAAATCCATGTTAAGTTCTTTAGCCAACAGCTCTGCCCACATATCTTCTTTTGCTAAACCTATGCCTTGGGTATAACTACAACCAAAAGTTAAAATAAAATTTTTGTTTAAATCTTTTATTTCTTTTGTTCTATAACCTTTACTGTTAAAAATATAGGAAATAGGTTTATCGTAAGGAGTAGCAGATTCCGGGTTATCACCTTTGCACCAATCAAGTTTAGCATTGATGCATTCTCGATCTATTAAAATATCATTTGGATCAAAGTGTAACATTACGTGTGTTTCCATAATGAATAACTTCATAACTATCTGAAGTATGTTCTCTCCACGGATCAACTAAAACTGAATCTTCTGATAGTCTTACATAAAGCTCTGGGTGAGCTAAAAGAACACAAGCTCTAAAAGGTCCTGGGTCAGAACCATAAACTAATGGATCAACTTGCATAGGATTGAAGCCGTACTCTTTGCAATATTGTGCAACCAGCAAAGCATAACTTCCGTCAATGTAAGGTACACCTGGCTTGTACGCAATACCATTAATAAGTATAGGAAGTTCTTTTTCTTTTGCAATCTTACATAATTTTGTTGCAAGATTTTGTGCTTGAACTTCTCTTGCGTTCATAACAGCATCAAATATATCATAACCAAGATCTAATTTCTTTGCCATATACCTAAGTGCAATATTATCCCTTGGATGACAACTGCCACCATCACCCATTCCTGCTTTCATATAACTTGGACCCATAATACGCTGTGTACTTTCTGCAAGTGCTTTAGTAACTACATCAACATTGATGTTACCTTGTTTTTCTGCAACGTCTTGTATCATGTTTACAAGTCCAATTTTTGTACTAATAAATGTATTGTAAAAAATCTTAATACATTCGCATTCATCCCATGTACCAATTACATAGCGTGGATTGTTTTCCATGCATGTATCATAAAAATCTTTAAGCTCTTTAGCATCGCCTGTTTCAGTACCATCTTCTGTACCTATCATTACCATTTCAGGATTTACCATGTCCCAAGCAACTGTACCCATAGCAATCAAATAAGGATTATAAACAAAACGTGTGTTAGTTACTAAAGGAACAAACTCACGTCTTACTGTACCAGGTAACACTGTACTAATAAGCACAAGCATTTGTTTTTTATTCATATACTTGTTTGCTTCTTTTAGACAGTCAATAACAATATCATATTGGAAGTCTTTAGGTTGTAAGTGTGCTGTAGGTGCTTTACCATCGTAATTTGGATCATGCGGAGTAGGTACTGCAACAAATACAATGTCTGCTACTTCTGCTACTTCTTTAATTGTGTCTTCTACAATAACATAATCACTATCTACTTTTGCAACATCGTAACCTAAAACACTATGGCCTTTTTTGGCTATTACTTCTGCACAAGGCATACCCAATTTGCCTAGTCCGATAAATCCAATTTTCATATTATTTCCTTTACTTTTGGTACACACATATTTACAATATCCGTGTTACAGTGCATTTAAACATGGTTTTAAACAGTATAGCGTAACTATTACCCTTGGTATATAAACACCGCTGTATGACGCTTAAAATGCGTTTAAACGGCCTTTAATACTCTTAGTAGTTCATTGTTTTTATAAAATCCGTGTAGTTTTTTCTAGTCAAATTCCTTCTATTATATCTTGCTATAGATCTAACTTTTGGTAACCATTTCTTAAGATCACTTTTTGAAAATGCACATAATCTTTCAACCTCATCCAAAATAGCAAGCATTCTATCTCCGTGATCTTGTATCGTATCATAAGTTTCATTAATGTATGGCGCATAGGTTCTATATCCAAGTTTCTTTAAATATTGTAAACTATTTGGCGCACTAACCAAAATAAATGGATGACCAATGCCAATTGCTTTAAAAATTTTCTCGCTTAGAAAAGGTGTATTTTCATAATAGGTTGTTTCACTAACAATACTGAAATATGTGTCAGCATAGTAGTCAGTAATTTTAGGTTCATGTTCTGCTCTATTTGTAACTAAATCTTGTGTGTCTAAATACAAAGGCGGTAATTTTTGTATGTCCTTGTTCTTATCTAATATTGCAGTTATAGTTTTATTATCCTCATGCATATTTTGTAGTAAAGGATAAACACTATCCCAGGTTTGATTGTCATCGCTAGGACCAAAACTTACATGGCCAGCATTTAGTAAATTTCTTGATTTAAGCAGTGTCACTAATAAAGGTCTATGTAATCTCCATCTTCTATTTAAATTTAAAAACTTTTTCTTATATTTCCTTTTATTAGGCAGTTCAAATTTATTATACAAAGCAGCATCTTGACCGTTTGCTTCAAAGCAACTAAACCAATCTACTTTTATTTCTGGCATGTTTAATTTTTTTGCTAATGCTTTTACATGTTGATACATTGTTGGGACTGCAGAAAGAAATATAATTTGTTCTGCTGGTATGTTGTGCTTCATAACTACATCTTTGTAAATGGCATTTGCACACTCATAAAAATGTTCCAACCCATTATCAAGGATTAAAAATATTTCTTTGTTTATTATACGTTGGAGTACATTTGTAGGAATAACCTTCTGTATGTCAAATATACGGAAACTGTGTTCGTTTGAAAATTGTATGTAGAAAAAATCGTAAGTTACATCTTCTTTCGCTACGGTCCCTACATTATGGTCAACAACAATTATTTTGCTATTGCTAGGATCGTATGTGTTTAGGTATATTAGATTATCTATGTTAATACACGGCAAATTAATCTCCTACTGGGCACAGTCAAAATAAAACTCTTCAAGTTCAGGAAAAGTTTTTACAAAGTTAGTTGCTCTACGTTTATCATATTCTGTAAACCAATTATGAAAATCACGTCTGCCTTCTTGTACACGCTCTGGTGAGTAATTTGTTGAAGACATGTAATCAACTACACGTCTAAACTTTTCGTATTCCAATATACTAAACTTATGTCTATCAGCATCATCTAAATTTTCTGCTATAAACTGTAAATGTTTTTTCATATAAGGAATAAATTTTTCTTTAGGCAGTATATTCATATCATATTGTAAAGGCTCTTTGAGATACGGAGTATCAAATCTAATACGCTGCCATTTAGTTTGATCATCACTGTTGTATTTTATGCGCCAGTCTAGGAACTTTTGCAATAGTTTACTAAAGTTAGTTACAGTTAAAATATTAAATGTAACCATAAATGTTAGAGGCATATTAGTTCTAGTCATATACATGTCTAAATTCTTTTCCCATATTTCTAAGTCTAAACCTGTTCTAATATACTCTGCTTGTGGTCCCCATGTATCTATACTAGTAAAAATTTTAAAGTCTTTGATACAACCTTTTTCAACTAAACTGTTTACTTTGTCAGTAAATCTTTCAATAAGGATAGGCTTTACACCTAAGTTAGTATTAATGTTAAGTTCTAAATTAGGACAAGGATTCTTTTCAAGTTCATCGAACATACGCCAGGTGCTCTGTTGCAGCAAAGGTTCACCTCCTGTAATACGTAAAATTGTAAGTGTCTTACGCAATTCTGGCCACCACTTCCACCATGCTTTTACATATGGATTTGTTTCTTCATCTTTATGTATTGTAAACCAGTCTATGTCATTCCTATGATTTTTAACCATAGTGTACGGACCTTCTTTTTCTATTTCTTTGTAATAACTGCTGGAATGTTTAGGGTGGCAGTATCCACATTTAAAATTACATTCATTACCAAATGAAACTTCTACATATTGCGGATTTACATCTGCCATCGGTTCTTGCTTTATTGCATTGAACCTTTCAGGTGTGTATATACTTGCATTACGTTCTTTACGATCGCTTATGTAGTCTTTACCCATACACTCAACATTCCAGCAGTATTGACATCCGCTGGGTTTCTCTCCATTTATCATAGCCCGCCTTTCGGCTTTTTTTTGAGGTGTATTATGCAGTAGGCTAGGATTCTCTTCGAGTCCCTCCAGCGGAATTTTGTGAGGAGCAGGATGATAACAACTGTGTGTTTCTCCTGTACCTAAATAGATAGTAGTATGGTGCCATTTAGCCAAACAAAATGTCGGCGATATCTCATCCATTACAGGAATAAATTTTTCTATTCTTTCTTTATCTTTCATCAAATTTTTCCTGTAGCCATTCAAAGTCATTAATTAAACTGAGATCGCTATCTTTTGAAAGACCAAACTCCATTCCGTCGTTAGCACCTTGGATCGCATACTCAGCAAAGTCTCCTTTTGCAATAGTAGTCCAAACTTTTAATCTTTGGTTTGTTTCATCTTCATTTTGTCTGTCAATTACTTTACTACTTAATTTTGCACACTCTCTAAATGCGCTTTTCCAAGTTTCAAAAGGTCCTGTATTAAATGCTGTAATGTTAGAAAGTTCGTCTACCGATTTAAATTTATTGCTTATACTAGTTGTCATGTCTGGCTTAGACAGGTCCATATCCAGTGTCATTTGTGTTGGTAGCAATTTTACTCCGCCATAACCATATTCTAAACCGTTGACAGGATTGATACTACGCCATACATGGACAGTATAGATTTCAGGATCTTCATAATCGAAATTAAATTCTTCAACAATATGAGCATCACCATCTACTACCCAGAACATTTCACTTTCTACTATCTTGGCTGCTTCTATGTGTGCTTGATGTATTCCTTTTACATTAGAAATTCTTTTTGCTCTTGGAAAACGACTTTTAAGTCTT